AGGGCAAGACCTACTGGAGCGTGACGGCGGACATTATCGTTCCGTCGCTGTCTGTGATCAATGCCATTATCCCAGAAGAAACCTGTGCAGAGGGGGCATACAGTCAGCAGGACGCGAAAAACGCCACGCTCCAGATGACGGAGACTGACGATACCTTTGCAGATGACCTTTTCGGAGGTTCTGACGAAGACATTCCTTTCTAAGAGGGCTTGCCCGTGGAGATAGTTTTCACGGTGCCGGGCGACCCGCAAGGCAAGGCCCGGCACCGGATGACCCGGAATGGGCGTGTTTATACGCCCGACAAAACAGTGGCCTATGAATCCCTGGTGAAGCTCATGTATCGAGAGCAAGCCCACGACTGGGCATGGGAAGCGGGCCAACAAATCAGCATTACCATTACTGCCTATTATGCGATACCACACAGCGCGGCAAAGAAACGCCACGGCGATATGCTCCATGGCAAGATCAGGCCAACAAAGAAGCCCGACGCCGACAATATCGCCAAAATCATAGCCGACGGGTTGAACGGTGTGGCGTATCATGATGACGCCCAGATCGTCAGCCTACAGGTCGAGAAGCTATACGGGGAGTGGTCATGCGTCCAGGTCCGCGTGGCGGACGTTACAAGTGAATAGAGAGCGGGTGAAAATTTGCCGAATCGAATCATCAAGGAAAGTATTCGGACAAGTAAGACGGTGAACGCCATGACTGACTTCCAGTTCAGAATGTGGGTCTACTTGATCACATACGTCGATGATTACGGCAGAGGGAGCGCGGACCCGGAACTATTAAAAGGGTTCGTGTTCCCCAGAAGGAAACGAGTTTCTGAATCTGATATTCAAAAAACGCTTGCGGAGTTGGCGGGCATGGGCTGCATTTCCCTCTATGATGTTGACGGGGAATCCTACTTCTGCTTCCCACGATGGAGCGATCATCAACGGATTCAAACAAAAAAATCACGGTTTCCTTCGCCGGATGACGAAAATTCACGGTGGGTCACGGTGGACCACGGTGAGTCACCGCCTGAATCCAAATCCGAATACGAATACAAATCCGAATCCAATACGCTCTCTAGCGAGAGCGAAGCGCGCGCGCACGAGGGGTGGACGAAGGTTGAAAGCACCTTCGAGAAGCCCAAAACCACCCGCTTTGTCCCGCCAACGGTCGAGGAAGTACGGGAGTATTGCGCCCAAAAGGGCTACGACATGGACGCAGAAGCGTTTTGGAACCACTACGAGAGCAACGGCTGGCGTGTTGGCAAGTCGCCCATGAAGTCCTGGCAGGCTGCTGTACGCAACTGGCAGAGCCGGGAGCGGGAGTTCCGCCCTACTGCTGCCAAGATCACAGAGAAACCGGGGCGCGGCGTCAATGCCAATGGCACCCCTGGAAGCTACGAGATGGCCGCTTTGCGGCGGCTCCACGGCCTGAGTGAGGGGGAGAACAATGGCAATCAAGACTAAAAGCATCCAGAAAAAGGCGGTCATGCTGCCCTACGAGGCACCGAGGCCCACGACCAGACGCCGGGGCGACCCTGACAAGCTGGACTTGATGGCAAGGGCAGCAGACCGCGCCGGGCTGTCGTATGGCTACTGGATGGCGACGGCATCCGAGGCCCAGAAGTGGGAGGCTGTGCATGGGGGAAAAGAAAAACACCGGTGAACAGGAAACGCTTTACTGCATGGTCTGTCTGTGCATCAAGCGAGGTCGGTATTACTGCTGTTCCACCTGCCCAGATTGGCAGGACTGCAAAGAACGATGTTTCAATCAGCCGGAACGGTGTGGGTGCGTCGCTGAGATCGGCAAGGCACCCAGACGCCGGTGGAACAGCGCCGAGACCAAGAACCACTTCCGGCCATGCGAGAGGAAGAAGGGGAAGAATGGAAAAACAGGCTAGAGGGTCCGCTTGCGGAAAATGCCTGAAATGCAAGTATTTTCAGGTCCGCTTTTGCAAGGGCCTGTTGGAATTTTGGCAACCGAGTTGCCCGATTGAACGGAAGAAAAAGAGGTGGAAGAAGTGAAGCAACGTGAGGACGCTATCAAGATTCTGGAGAAGCTGGAGCAGAATGCACTGAAGGAAGGAACACCGGACACGGCTTATGCGCTACGCAAAGGCATCTGGGCACTGCGGCGGGAGTGCAGCGAGGATGCAGACAAAGAGCAGCGCCAGCTATTGGTGGATTACATCCGCGAGCACATCACCGACACGGCCATGCTGGCCCAGATCGCAGAGGAAGCGGCAGAACTGGCCCATGCTGCGGCGAAGTTAATCCGCATCGTGGATGGCACAAACCCCACGCCGACCGGCTTCAGGGAAGCGGTGCTTGCAATCCGGGAGGAGTTTGGCGACGTGCTCAATGCCTGCGCTGTCTACGGCATCACGCCTTATTCGGCGCAGGATGACGCGGCGGACAAGCTCAACCGGTGGGCCTGGCGCATCAAATGCGAGGTGGAAAATGGCAAAGAATGACCTGGTACGCCGACTGAATCAGCAGTTTGACCTGGGCGCAAGAATCGGCATCGACATCGGCAAGCAGATGGTGCTGGATTGCTTCCAGATTGCCTTGCACCGGCAGGGCTGGGGCTATGATCGCATCTACGCCCTGACTAAACAGGCGGGTGAGGTCTACAGCAACTACGAGGGGGCCTTTGACCGAAAGAACGTCGAGGCGGACGTGTTGCGGGAACACATGGACGCAGAGCTGGCCGACGCGGTGAAGAAGAAGGGGGAGCTGGTGCCATTTGAAGAACGATACCCCGACGTGTACAAAATCACCTACGGCAAACGATGAGCTGGACAAAGCTGCGGCATATTTTTCCCAGAGGCTGCGAGAACTGCTAAAACAGCGCAATCTGAGACAGTCAGACGTCGCCAGAGCAATGGGTGTGGCACCATCCACTGTGCACTTCTGGCTGTCCGGCCACTCCACGCCTGAGCCTTTGCGGCTGATACAGCTTGCCAACGTCCTGCAAGTAGATGTGGGCGACCTGTTCCCGCACAAGTACAGTCGGCGGGGGCTGACGTGGTATCCCGCCGGTGGAAGCCGACGGCCAGGGGCAAGCGAGCAGTATCTGACGATACGCAATATGCAGTACGAGGTATTGTGGTGGCTCAATGAGCCAGTCCTGGGCGACCCGGTGGGCTGGTATGCCTACAGCCCAGAGCGCGGATACTACCGCGCGAAAGGCGTCCAGGCGTGGGCGTGTCTGCCGTACGACATCGAGAAGGTATTGCAAGCGGTGCGGAGAAGAAAGAAGGTAGAGGATTGAACAGCGAGCATAAAGAAAAATACACCCTGACCCTGACCTACAATCAGGTCATTGTGGTGCGGAATGCGCTGGAAGAATATTTCCGGGTATCAATGAATCAATGGTCTGATCTGGCTGAGAGGTTGGCGTTCCGTGGAATCGACCAGGAGACCCGCACAAAGAACTTTGACAGGCTTATCACGGAGCGGAACCTGGCGAACGACCTGCTTACCGCTATTGGCAGCGTTATCAATGACCCATACAGTGGTATCCCACGAGATGAAGATGAGAACATCGCTGTGGACATCTGGCACGTCATTAAGCATGAACTCTGGAAACAAAGGGATGACAAAACCACCATGATGTGGTCGGTCGATGCCTCTGAGCCGTGGCAGACAAGCGAGGAACCGCTGCCGAAGATCGAGGTGACAACGTGAAAATTTTAGTCGCGTGTGAAGAATCCCAAGCTGTCACTATTGAGCTGCGGAAACTAGGCCACGAAGCCTACTCATGCGATCTTGAACCATGCTCAGGAGGGCACCCAGAGTGGCATTTGCAAGTTGATGCATTGCAGCTGTTAAAAATGGAGTGGGATATGATTTTGGCATTCCCGCCGTGTACTTACTTATCTAACGCCGGGGCAAGGCACCTTTTTCGCGGCGGAAAATTAAATGAGGAGAGATACCAAAAAGGGCTTGAAGCAAAGGAATTTTTCATGTCTTTTCTCAATGCCGATTGTCCCAGAATCGCGGTCGAAAATCCGGTGTCAAGTAGAATTTTTGGAATGCCTCCATGCAGCCAAGAAATACAACCGTGGCAATTTGGGCATCCCGTCCAAAAGAAAACTAGATTGTGGCTGAAAGGCCTGCCATTGCTGAAACCAACCGAAATTGTAGAACCTCAATGTGGCTGCCATGAAGCGGGAACATGGTTTATGCAAGGGGGGAACGATAGGCAAAAGAACAGGGCAAAAACCTTTCCGGGTATTGCAAAGGCAATGGCAGAACAATGGACGAAGATTGAGGTGACAAACGATGGCTGAATGGATTAGCACTAATAATAGATTACCCGAAACCATGGAGCTTATCTGGCTAAACAGCGACCCGCGCAAAGAAAGAAAAGTCCGTATCAGCGATTGGGTGTTGGTCGTGCGTAAAGAATTTTATGAGGCAAATATCGCTTGCCCTATTGAAATTGCAAGACTGGTAAACGGTTATTGGAAATTTGCAAGTGATGACACTAGTATTCCGAAAGACAGAGTTTTGTGGTGGATGCCCCTTCCTGAGCTGCCAAAGGAGATGAACGATGATGGATAAGCCCATGACCAACGGCGACTACATCCGCAGTCTGAGCGACGAGGAAATTATTCTGCGGCTTGATATTTGCCCCAGAACGCTTGATTTCGTGGGAATGTGCCTGGATGAAGATTGTGATGTCTGCATGGCTGAATGGCTCAAAATGCCGCACAAGGGAGATGAAAACAATGCGCCTAATTGATGCTGACGCACTCATTGATTGGATTGAGTCCATGCAACCAAAGTACGGAGTGTCGGCAATGTCCACGCTGACGGGGATAGTTGATCGTATGCCAACCGTTGGCGCTGAACCTGTGCGGCACGGGCACTGGGTAAAGAAACGGGCAATCCATGGTGGAATCCGCAAATACACTGGAACAGATGAGCTAGGAAATACACATACGATTACAGTGGATGAGCGGATGGAATACGATGATTTGTATTGTTCCGAATGTGATGGGCGAAGTGCTGATAGCTGGCTTAATTTTTGCCCAAAATGTGGCGCGAAGATGGACGCAACGTAATTGCCCCGGATTCGAGGCAATCAACATAGTTTCTTCCTTGCAACTCTGTTGCCCCAGATTATACATAATGTGTGTGGAATTATGATATAATCACGGTAACGGGCATTATCTGATTCCCGCGTTAGCCCGGTGGGCGGGTTCCCTCTGTAGAGGGCCGCCTATCCGGGCTTTTTCTTTTTTTGGAGGGAGCTGCGAACAGGAGGTGAACTGAGTGCCACGACATGAGCTAACAAGCGAAGATAGGAAGCGCGGCAACCAGTTCACTGCCGGTGAAAAAGCGGTGTCTAACGGCAAAAAGGGCGGAATCGCCAAGGGGCAGAAGGCAAAACAGCGGAAAACCATGGCGGAACTGGCTGCAAAGATAGGTGAAGCGCCTATCAAGAGCGCAAAAACAAAGAAGCAGCTGGAAGAATTGGGCCTTGCCGGTGACGATGAACTTGTAGGCCAGGCTGTGATCGTTGCCTCCATCTACACGGCGGCGGCCAACGGCAATATGCAGGCCGTCGAAAAGTGGCAGGAGCTGACCGAGAGTATTAAGGGCGGCGACGATAACGCCGTGAAGGTGATTATTGATGTCTAGTGTAAAGCTGTCCAGCGTGTTAGGTCCTGCATTCCACGACCTGGCCCATGATGTGTTTTACCACGGTCACACACACTATGATTTGTCTGGTGGGCGTGGCTCGTTGAAATCATCTTGTGTGTCGCTGCTAGTGCCGGTGCTGATTATGCAGTCGGACAACAAGGACTGTCACGCGCTTGTCCTGCGTAAGGTGGGCAATACCCTCCGAGATAGTGTCTACGCGCAATATCTGTGGGCCATTGGTGAGTTGGGCGTTGCTGAATATTGGGACGCCAAAGTGTCGCCTATGGAGCTGATTTATAAGCCGACGGGGCAGAAAATCATGTTCCGGGGCGCGGACGACCCTATGAAAATCAAGTCTATCAAGGTCCCGTTCGGCTACATTGCCATTACGCATTTCGAGGAAAAAGACCAGTTCGCTGGCCGTCCTGAGATTCGAAATATCTTGCAGTCCACCATGCGCGGCGGGTCCCGGTTCTGGAATTTTGAAAGCTACAACCCACCTATTTCCCGTGACAACTGGGCAAACAAAGACAGCCTGGAAGAACGCGCGGACCGGCTGACACACAAAAGCACATACCTGGAGGCCCCGGCGGAATGGCTGGGGAAACAGTTTATCGCAGAAGCGGAACACCTCAAAGAAACAGACGAGCGGGCCTATCAGCATGAATACCTGGGCGAAGCCGTCGGCACCGGCGGCAATGTGTTTGAGAAGCTGGAGCTTCGAGAAATCACGGACGAGGAAATCAGCCGGTTTGACAGAATCTATCAGGGCGTGGACTTCGGATGGTACCCAGACCCATTTGCCTTTATCCGGCTCCATTACGATAGAGCAAGGGAAACCATCTACCTGATCGACGAGATGTATGTCAACAAAAAGACAAACGCTGAGACATCGGCAGAAATCAAGGCCAGAGGCTACACGGATGCATTTATCACCTGTGACAGCGCAGAGCCTAAAAGCGTGGTGGACTTCCGAGCGGCTGGCCTACCTGCCAAAGAGGCGGTCAAAGGCCCTGGCTCCGTTGAATACGGCATGAAATTCCTACAAGGCCGCACAATCGTCATCGACAAGCGGCGGACGCCTGGGGCATACCAGGAGTTTGTCTCTTATGAGTACGAGCGCAACAAGGATGGCGACATTATCAGCGGTTATCCTGATGCAAACAATCATATCATCGACGCAACAAGGTATGCCCTGGAACGTGTGTTCCGGCGGCGTGAGACAACGGCATAGGAGCATAGCATGATTGACAACACCGCCTTTGAAGGGCAGGAAAACTTTATTTCAACCATGGACGAGAACGGCGAATATCAGGCGTTTGTTGATAAGTTTAAGGCTAAGAAGACAACAGACGATTGCTATACACCGCCGGCTATTTATGAGGTCATCAAAGACTGGGCTTGCGCTGAGTATGGCATTGACCCGACAACCATTGTCCGGCCATTCTATCCGGGCGGCGATTATGAGCGGTATGAATACCCGGACGGCTGCACGGTGCTGGACAATCCTCCGTTCTCTATCCTGTCAAAGATTTGCGAGTTTTACTTAGATCACAATATTAAGTTCTTCATGTTTGCTCCGTCGCTGACGGCGTTCAGCGCTCGCAAGGTCGCAATGAAAATGAACCACCTTATTTGCGACTGCGATATTGTCTATGACAATGGCGCATTGGTCAAAACATCGTTTGCGACAAGCTACGGCGGCGACATTGTGGCGCAAACCGCACCAGAATTGACACGGCTTGTCAATGCAAAGATGGAGGAAATCAC